CAGGCTATACTACGATTTAGACAGGGTGGTTTTATTACCACTCCAAGCGATTATGATGATGAAGAAGAGGCGGCTTTTTTCCGTCAGAAACGTGAATATTATTAGGAGAATATTATGGGTTTAGAAGATTTAAAAGCAGCACTTTTAAAAAGAATGTCTGGCGGAAGACCTACTGATGATGAAGAGGATGCTGCATCTGAAGCCATGATGCAGCGTATATTAGGTGAATCTGGTAAAAATATGTCAGATGCTGATTTAATGAAAATGATACTGCGCGACAAAGCAAGAGCCGAATCTGGTAGAACTATGTCAGATAGAGACAAGGCACGACCATTTAAAAATGGCGGCAAGGTCATGGGTTATGAAGATGGCGGTGCTGTTACTAAGAAGAAAAATAAGCCCAAGATGGGTTGCGTAATGGCTGGTCGCGGCGGCAAATTTAAAGGAATTACATAATGCCTAATACACCAAAGAAATTTAAAGGTTTTTCTAAACTGCCAGAAGCAGTTCAACAGAAAATGGACCCTAATGCTGCTATGAAATATATGGAAGGCGGAGCTGTAAACAAGCCTAAAGCTTCTATGTATATGAATGGTGGTAAGGTTATGAATTACAATTACGGCGGCGAAGTTAATGCTCCTAGTTCAGAAGTGGGTGGTGTTATGTATGAAGGTTCTCCAAAGATTAAATCGGCTTCTACCAAAGGTGGTACAGGTTCAGGTAATTCTCGTGGTGGCGGTGCTGCTCTTCGTGGAACTAAATTTTCTGGGGTGAAGTGATGCCCAAAATAACTATAGACATTCATCTTCCATACGATGATATGCCAGAATATGATATGCCAGAAGATGAGGTGCTAATCGTTGAAGACATTATTGATGAAGATGCTCCAGAAGAAATAGTCATTACTTGCCCAACTTGTGGTGCAGTAATGGCTGAAGACTTTGAAGAAGATTAATAGCATCATTATAACAGGAGCCTAAAATGGCAATTGAGCAAGGTATAGGCGCAGGTGGTATTACTGAAGAACCTATAGTCGAAGATAACACTCGTATGATGGAAATTCCTGAATTGCCTGTTAATCCGGGCATTACAGAATTTGACGATGGCAGTGCTGTTATTGGCGAATACGAAGAAGAGACAGAAGCTCTTGAAGAAATTGAATTTGATGGCAACTTAGCTGATATTATCGACGAAGATGAATTAAGTTTAATTTCTTCTAATCTTGTTGGATCAATTGAAGATGATTTGTCTGCGCGTCAAGATTGGGAAGACACTTACAAAAAGGGTCTTGAGTTTCTTGGCATGAAGACTGAAGAGCGTTCAGAGCCGTTTGAAGGTTCTTCTGGCGTTATTCACCCTTTACTTGCCGAAAGCGTTACACAGTTCCAAGCACAAGCTTATCGTGAGCTTTTACCTGCTACTGGTCCTGTACGATCGCAAGTTGTTGGCGCTCAAAACGAAATGCTTGTACGTCAAGCAGAGCGCGTAAAAGATTATATGAATTATATGATTACTTATGAAATGGAAGAATACGATCCTGAGTTAGACCAAATGTTGTTCTATCTTCCAGTGATTGGCTCCACATTCAAAAAAGTTTACAACGATCCACTAAAGCAACGTGCTGTTAGTAGTTTTGTTCACGCAGAAGATATGATTGTTCCTTATGGAGCAACTGATTTAAGTTCATCTCCTCGTATTACACACCGTTTAACTATGGATTCAAATGAAATTCGTAAGCTTCAGCTTGCTGGATTTTATCGTGACATTGATCTGCCTTCTGAATCTGGAGGTGGCGATTTATCTATGGGTGAAGTTGAGGAGTCTATTGATGACATTCAAGGCGTTCATCCATCAGGTCCATCAGACGAGCTTACACTGTACGAAGTTCATACGTCATTAGACATCGAAGGTTTTGAAGACCTTGGAGAAGATGAAGAGCCTACAGGTTTACGTTTGCCATATATTGTGACTATTCTTGAAGATTCAGGTGAAGTTCTTGCTGTTCGTAGAAACTATGATCCTATGGATCAAATGAAACGTGCAAAGCAATATTTCGTACATTATAAATTCCTTCCGGGATTGGGTTTCTATGGCTTAGGCTTAACGCATATGATTGGCGGTTTGGCACAAGCTTCTACTTCTATCCTGCGTCAGCTTATTGATGCAGGCACGCTCTCCAACTTACCAGCAGGTTTCAAAGCCCGTGGTGCTCGAATTCGTGATGAAGATTCACCCCTTCAACCGGGTGAATTCCGCGATATTGATGTTGTTGGGGGTACCCTGCAAGGCTCTTTGATGCCCCTCCCCTTTAAGGAGCCTTCAGGGACGCTATACAATTTGCTTGGAACACTTGTAGATGCTGGACGTAGGTTTGCATCAATGGCTGACATGAAGGTTGGCGAAATGAGTGGAGATACGCCAGTTGGTACAACTATGGCTATTATGGAGCGTGGCACTAAGGTTATGTCCGCAATCCACAAGCGCTTGCATTATTCTCAAAAAATTGAGTTTAAACTTCTTTCAAAGATTTTTGCCGAAAGCATACCTGCTTATCCTTATCAAGCTGACATGCAATCTGGTCCAGAAATATTTGCACAAGACTTTGATTCTCGTGTAGATGTTTTGCCTGTTTCCGATCCTAACATATTCTCAATGTCTCAGCGTATTGCGTTGGCACAAACAGAATTGCAATTGGTTCAGTCTAACCCGCAGATACATGGAGGACCACAAGGTCTATACACAGCGTATCGAAAAATGTACGAAGCTCTAGGTGTAACAAACATTGATGGCATATTGCCACCACCACCACCACCAGCTCCTCCTGTTAATCCTTCTAAGGAAAATCAAAACGCTTTGATGGGCGCTCCTTTACAGGCATTCCCAGAACAAGACCATGAGGCTCACATAGAGGCTCACATGGCTGTTATGTCCACTCCTGCAATGCAACTTAACCAGCAGGCTATTATGTCCTTACAGGGCCACATACAGGAGCACATAGGTCTATTGGCTGAAGCACAAGCGCAACAGGAAATTATGAGTCAAATTCCTCCAGAGCAGATGCAAATGATGCAGCAACAAGCTCAAATGATGCAACAGCAACAAGGACCACAAGGTCAAGCTCCTGATCCTATGGATCAATTCAAGCCACAGATAGATTCTTTAGCGGCTCAAATTATTGCTGACTTAACTGAAGAACTTGCGCAGGCTGTATCTGCACCTGAACAATCTGATCCTCTTGTAGATATTAGAAACCAAGAGCTACAAATAAAAGTTGCCGATCTGGAACGTAAAGAAAAAGAATTTGAAGCAAAGCAAGAATTTGATCGCGAAAAAGAACGAAATGATGTTCTTACAGCTCAACAAAGAATTGATGTTTCAGAAGCCGCTTTGGCTGACAAAACTAGAATAGCAGAAAACCGTATTAAAACACAGCGCGACATTGCAACGCTAAACGCAAATATGAAAGGACAGTAATATGTCATCATCAGTAAGAGATAAAATAATTACACAAATACGCGAAGCAAAGCGTACTCCTAAAGTTGTAAAAGAAACCGTAAAGGTTGAACCAATAAATGGAAAAGGTGGATTTGTATCCGATGACTCAATCGTCCCAGAAAAAGAAATTAGAGTTGAAAGCCCAATCAAAGCTAAAACCAAAAAAAGCTCTGTTAAAAAATCAAACAAAAAGTCTAAGTAAATTTAGCAAAATAGCAAGACCCCAGAGGTTCCAAGGTATTTTCTGATTATCTGGTAATTATACTTGTGTTTCCCGCATAGTCTTATACTATATGTGGTATGGATGCACTACATTTAGCAGAATTTTTATTTAAAAGCATTCGTGAGCGCGATGCTCGTCTTAAAGACAAGCTTGCGGACAGTTCGATACAAACCTTCGAGGAGTATCGGTATATAGTAGGCCAAATACGTGGCATGGCCTACGTTGAAGAAGAACTTCAAGCCGCGATGAAAGGTATAGAGTACGCGGATGACTAAAAAGTTATTTGTGCCAGAATACGTTGCAAAAGCAGCGCAAAAGGCAATTAAGGGAGCATCAGAGCTTCCACAACCAATAGAAAACGCATTTGGCAAAGCTGCCAAGAGTAAAAATACAGATGATCCTTCAGAAATGGAACAATCATCTTTAGAGCGACTGCCGCAGCCTACAGGCTACCGAGTTCTCATAATTCCTTACTATCCTAGCGAAAAGACAAAGGGCGGACTTATTGTTCCTGACGCTGTTCGTGAACGTGAATCTTTTGCTACTGTAGCCGCTTACGTTGTCAAACTAGGCCCAGATGCCTACAGTGACCCCCAGAAATTCCCAAGTGGTGCGTGGTGTAATGAGAAAGATTGGGTTCTTATAGGAAGATATAGTGGAAATAGGTTCAAAGTGGAAGGACTTGAGGTTCGTATTATAAATGACGACAATATTATCTCAACAATCCTTGACCCCAAGGATATTTCTTATGTATAAGTTAATAGAGAACAAGGAAAACGGTTATGTCTGAAGAAATTCGTGAAGACGATGACTTTGAAGCCAATACATCTGTTGAGGTCGAAGATGACCAAGACGAAGATATTGATGAATCTTCTGAAGAAGAAGAAAGCCGAACAAAAGTTCGTAAAAAATCTGGTGGCGACGATGAGCTAGAAAATTATAGTGAATCAGTTCAACGCAGAATTAATCAATTAACAGCAAAACGTAAGCAGGCTTCTGAAGAAGCTCAAGCCGCGTACCAATATGCTGAAACTATTAAGCAAGAAAACGAGCAAATGAAGACCCGCTTGCAACAAGTAAGTAAGGGTTACAATTCAGAAGCTGAAGGCCGCTTGAATGCACAAGAAGCCCAAGCAACTCGCGCTTATTCTGAAGCTAGTGAGGCTGGCGATTATGATCGTGCAGCTAAAGCTCAACAAGCTCTTGCCCAAATTGCTGTAGCTAAAGATAAGGTTCGATCTCAAAAAGTTAATATTGATCGTCAATCAAATCAACTTCAGCAACAACAACAGCAACAACAGCAACAACAGCAATCTGTTGCTCCACAACCCGTTGCGCCAAAAGAGCGTGACGCTAAATTAGAAGGCTGGCTAGATAAGAATAGCTGGTTTGGTAATGATCGCATTATGACGCGAGCAGCCCAAGCTATTCACGAACAGTTAGTTTTAGAAGAGGACTATGATCCTTCATCCAGCGATTACTACAAAGAAATCGACTCACGGATGCGCAGGGAAATGCCTCAAAAGTTTAAGGAAAAACGGTCCAACGCCCAGACTGTCGCTCCCACGTCCCAAGGACGGTCTATAAAATCAGGGCGGAAAAAATCGGTTGAGTTATCACCGGGTCAAGTTGCTTTTGCAAGGAAAATGAGAATACCACTCGAAAAGTACGCGCAAGAAGTAGCCAAACTAAGTAAACGGAGTAAATAATCATGGGAAAAGATCAAAATAGGACACCACGCGACTCAGGTACGCGGGAGCGCGGAGAGCGCTTACAAGAATGGCGTCCGGGTTCAGCTTTAGAAGCACCAGAGCCACCCATTGGTTTTAAACACCGTTGGATACGCGAATCAATATTTGAATTCGACGATAAGACTAACGTACATAAAAAACGGCAAGAAGGTTGGGACCTCGTTCGCGCTGAGGACTACGATGACTATTACGGCCCTGTAGTAGACGAAGGAAGAAACGCTGGCATCATTGGTGTTGGTGGTCTTGTTCTCGCAAGAATCCCCGTCGAAATGGCAGAGCAGCGGAGTAAACACTATCAAGGTGTATCACAAAATCAAATGGATGCAGTGGATCGTGATTGGATGCGTGAAAACAATCCAGCCATGCCAAAGCTGAATCCTCAACGTAAATCATCCGTTTCCTTTGGGAAAAAGGGAAATGGAAACTCTGAAGGAGAGTAAGCATGTCAAATCAAGACGCTGCCTTTGGCCTTCGTCCAATTAGAACAAGTACAAGCTCTCAGCGGCAAAACCGTTATCGTATTGCCTCTGAGTACAACGTAACAATTTTCCAAGGTGACATGGTTAAAGCCGTCACTGGTGGTGTAATTGAACGTGTTGTTGCTGGTGCGACTGATCTAATTTTAGGCGTATTTAATGGCTGTGAATATGTAGATGCCAGTGGGAACGTAGTGTTCTCAAATCACTGGCCTGCTAGTACAGTTGGCACAAAAATCTTTGCAAATGTAATTGATGATCCATCTGCCACTTTTGAAATCCAAGCAAATGCTGCTATGCCTATAGCTGACTTGTTTGGTAACTTCGATATGGTAGATCAATCTCCCGTAGGAACTACTACAAGTGGTAATTCACACATGGAGCTTGCTGTATCAACTGGTGCAACCACCGCAGGGCTTTGTTTAAAAGCAATCGACATTTCTCAAGACCCTGAGAATAGCGATGTTTCTTCGGCAAATACTAACGTAATTGTCAAAATCAATAACCACCTGTTCAGTGCTGGCACTGCGGGTCTAGCGTAAAGGAGACTAAGTTATGGCTATTTCACGTTCACAACTTGTCAAAGAGCTAGAACCGGGCCTCAACGCTCTGTTCGGCATGGAGTATGAGCGCTATGAAGGCGAACATGCTCAAATATTCGAAACTGAATCATCAGACCGAGCGTTTGAAGAAGAAGTTATGCTTGTCGGATTTGGGAATGCTCCCACAAAATCCGAAGGTTCGGGTGTTGACTTTGATAATGCAAATGAAGCATACACTGCTCGTTATTCACACGAAACAGTGGCACTTGCATTCGCATTGACTGAAGAAGCAATCGAAGACAATTTGTATGATCGCCTTGGCGCTCGTTATACAAAAGCACTAGCGCGTTCTATGGCGCACACTAAGCAAGTCAAAGCTGCATCTGTATTGAACAATGCGTTCAATAGCAGCTTTTCAGGTGGTGACGGCGTTGAGCTTTGTTCAACTGCTCACCCACTTTCAGGCGGCGGTACTTTCCGCAATGAACCATCAACAGCAGCAGACCTTAACGAAACTTCGTTAGAAAATGCTTTGATTGATATTTCAACGTTTGTAGACGAGCGTAACATGATCATTGCCCTTCGCGGTTCAAAGATGATTATTCCACCACAACTGCAATTCGTTGCGGATCGTTTGTTGGAATCAACTCTTCGTCCGGGTTCATCAGACAATGATGTAAACGCAACTAAAAACATGGGTATGGTTCCAGAAGGTTATACAATAAACCACTTCTTGACAGACCCAGATGCGTTTTTCATCAAAACTGATGCTCCTAACGGATTCAAACACTTTGAGCGTTCACCAATGCGAACGAACATGGAAGCTGATTTCGATACAGGCAATATGCGTTTCAAAGCGCGTGAGCGTTACAGCTTCGGCTTTTCTGACCCACGTTGCGTATTCGGTTCTCCGGGAGCGTAACAACAAGTCTTGTTGTTTTAGGAAAGGGGCAGCTTCGGTTGCCCCTTTCTTTTTTTAAAAATGTAATGTATTGTGGCCTTATCCCTGACAGTCGCATAATGCGGCTGACTTAACCCCGACAGGAGATTCTCATGGGTAATTCTACTTTCAGCGGACCAGTACGTTCGCAAAATGGTTTTGAAGACATCACAACCAATGCCACAACTGGCACTCAAACAACTAATTCCACATATGGTACAAACGCCTCAGTAGGTGGAACACTTGCTGTAACAGGCGCAACAACATTGTCAGCGGCTGTTAATAGTTTGTTTGTAAAACACGTAGCTCACGTTACTGGAGTGACAGTAAACTCTACAGCAGGTGACTCTCCAACTATTGGTACATTTGCACAGCCTGCAAACACTATTATCACTAACATTAAAATCTTTTGCGCCGTTGCACCTGTAACGGGAAGTGGTGACATTGGTTATGAAGTAGGTACATCTTCTTCTGGTGCGCAGATTGTAGCTACTCAGGCTGACGAAATCTTAGACGCTGGTACAACAGTTGTCTTAGGCAACGTAACTTTAACAGAACTAGTTCTTCAAACACAAGATGGTACAACTGCACCAGCTTCTGTTCAGTATGCGTCAGCAGCTCGTAATATTTTCTGTAACATCACAAATACAGTTAATGCTACAACAGCAGGTTCGTTTACGTTCATCATTGAGTATGTGCAAATCGCATAAACAATTGGGAGGGAGCTTTGGCTCCCCCCTTTTCTTATAGGAGGCCAAAATGGCAGCATCAGACGTAAAACCAGTCATCATCAGTGATGAAGTGGCTTTAGACGCAGACGGCATTTCAGTTGCCGCTGGAGTGGGCAACAATGCCGCTCTGACAATTGGCGGAGCATTAGCCGATGGAGGTAGCGTTACTAACGCTTCTGGAAGACAAGTAACAATATTATCAGCAGGCAATGATTCAAGTAAATCATTTAATGTAGTTGGTACGGATGTAAATGGTGCATCTCTTACAGAGAATGTCACGGGAGCTAACGCTGGAACAGCAACAAGCTCTGGTTATTTTAAGACTATTTTAAGCATTACCGCTGTTGGTAATCCTGCGGGAAACGTATCCGCTGGTATTAACAATAATGCGCTAGGTGTAATTTTTGCAGACAGAACCCGATTGCAGGGATTTTCTTTTGTTTCTGGAGGAACCGCTGGTAAAGCTAATCTTAGAGACGGTGGTGCCACGGGTACTGAATTTATACAGTTTCGATCTATTGGAACAGATAGCACTTCGGATGACCCGTTTATTCCAGATGAAGGTGTACTGTTTAAAAATGGTTGCTTTGTTACGTTTATTGTAGGCACTATTGATTTAATGATGTTCTACCACTGCTAAATTCGAAGGAAAATAAATGGCAGACAAGCCTATAAAACGAAATAAGAAAAATTACCGTTCCACTAAGTCTGGGGCGGGAATGACAAAAGCTGGAGTTGCCTCATATCGTAAGAAAAATCCCGGCTCTAAACTTAAAACTGCCGTTACTGGTAAGGTTAAAAAAGGTAGCGCCGCTGCCAAACGCCGTAAATCTTATTGCGCACGTTCAGCAGGTCAAGCAAAAAAGTTTCCAAAGGCCGCAAAAGACCCGAACAGTCGATTGCGCCAAGCTAGAAAAAGGTGGAATTGTTAAATGGCTACAGGAAGATCACAATCATCTAAACAGGTGACAAAACCCGGACTTTACGCTAATATTGCTGCTAAGAGAAAGCGTATAAAGGCTGGTTCTAACGAAAAAATGCGCAAACCCGGAACAAAAGGCGCACCAACAGCAAAGAATTTTAAAAAAGCGGCTAAGACTGCTAAAAAAAGAAAACCTTCTAAAAGAAAGAAAACTTAAATGGCTGTATCAGGCTCAAAAGACTTTGAATTAGATGTAGCAGACTACATTGAGGAAGCTTTTGAGCGTTGCGGCTTAGAAGTGCGTACAGGATACGATCTTAAAACTGCAAAACGTTCTATGAATATAATGTTTGCTGATTGGGCCAATAGAGGCTTAAATCAATGGACAATTGCACAAAGAAACTTTACTGTAACAAAAGGCGATGGTAATGAGCGTATTGGTGCTGAGATAATTGACATATTATCACTTGTTATACGACGAGATGGTACAGATTATGCCCTAAATCGCATAAGTCGTGATGAATACCTAAATATACCAACAAAGTCTACAGTTGCACGCCCGACACAGTTTTTTGTTGATAGGCAGATAAATCCAGTGCTTCAAATGTGGCCTTTACCTGATAATAGCACTGATTTGGTGATTTATGACGCTCTAGTGCGCATGGATGATGCTGATTCATTCACTAATACAACGCAAGTTCCCTTCCGTTTTTACCCTGCTTTAGCCGCTGGTTTGGCGTATTATATCTCTATGAAACGTGCTCCAGACCGCGCTCAATTGCTAAAAGCTACCTATGAAGAAGAAATGAACCGTGCAATGGACGAGGATAGAGATCGTGCATCTTTCCGAGTAGCGCCTGATTTAAGGAGCTACCGTTATGTCTAAATATGCCACTGGAAAATGGGCATATGGTATATCTGACCGATCTGGCTTCCAATATCGCTTGCGTGACATGCGCAAGGAGTGGAATGGCCTTTTGGTTGGTAAAGACGAATGGGAGCGAAAACAACCGCAATTAGAGCCGCTTAGAGCCACACCTGATCCGCAGGCTTTACGAAATCCTAGACCAGAACAGAACTTATCTGAGCAGAGAAGTATACAATACGGATGGAATCCTGTAGGTCTTAAATTTGATGGTGGTTTAACCCCTAATAACTTAGTTGCAACTGGATCAGTTGGCAGCGTTACGGTGAATATAACATGAGCTTTACATACGCGGAACTAAAAACAGCAATTCAGAACTATACTGAGAATACAGAGACAACCTTTGTGAATAGTCTCGATATTTTTATAAAAAATGCTGAAGAAAGAATATTAAAGATTTCACAGCTTGAGGTTTTTAGAAAAAATCAATCAGGTACGCTAACGCCGTACTCAACAGATGCAACAAATTCTAAATACCTTACTGTTCCTACAGATTACTTATCAACTTTTAGTCTTTCTTTTACAAAAAACGGTTCAAAAGAGTTTTTGTTATTTAAGGACGTAAACTTTGTTCAATCGTTTAATCCTAATAGCACAACAGTTGGATCACCTCGTTATTACGCGCAGTTTGATGTAACGCACTTCATAATAGCTCCTACTCCAGACGAAGCATATGAGGTTGAGCTTCATTACTTCTACCGTCCAGCCAGTTTAACTTCTGCTGGAGACTCTGGAACGACATGGTTAAGCACTAACGCTTCTGTAGCCTTACTTTACGGGTCTTTAATCGAAGCTTACACATTTATGAAAGGTGAAGCTGATTTAGTAGCAAATTATACTCAACGCTTTACTGAAGCTATGTCTCGTGTAAAGAACTTTGGTGAATCTCAAGAAGTTACTGATGCTTACCGAACTGGTCTAATTATGAGGGAGAAAACATGATACCTAGTTTAAACATTAACTTACCCGCTGACTACAAGGTAGAGGTTCATACCTCTAAAGGACGCGGTTTTAATCCTGAAGAAATTGCAGAACGGTGCGCAGATAAGATTCTTTCTGTTTCTGACAGCGCTCATCCTGCAATTCGACAGCAAGCACACGCATTTAGGAAGAATATAGTTAAGCTGGTAGAATTTTATCTAGCAGATGCTGTGCAAAACGACAGAACTACTATATATAACGCATTAACAGACGCGGGACATCCAGAGCTTGCGTCACTTATAAGGAGATTGTGACATGGCCTTTAACGGTAATTTCATGTGTACGAGCTTTAAGAAAGAGCTTCTTGAGGCCAAGCACAACTTTTTAGCGAGCGGTGGCAACACGTTTAGGTTGGCGCTGTATACTAACAGCGCAACATTTACTGCGGCTACTACAGCTTACACTAGCACTAATGAAATCAGCAACACTGCTGGTAGTGCGTACACTGCGAAGGGTGTGGCCTTAACGAACGTAAACCCTTCCGCTTCGGGAACTACCGCATTAACAGATTTTGCTGATGCTTCTTTTAGTTCTGCAACTTTTACGGCTCGTGGCGCTTTAATTTTTAACGACACCGCGTCTGGTGATCCTACTGTTGTTGTTCTGGACTTTGGTGCAGATAAAACAGCCAGTAACGGAACATTTACAGTTGTTTTCCCAGCGGCAGATGCAAGCAACGCGATAATTAGGATAGCGTAATGACTAATAAGGTTGTTGCCTATTTAGGGTGGAACTCTTCTAGCCAAGGCTGGGGACAAAGCACTTGGGGCAACAACATAGCACTTCCGGGAGCTACAGGGTCTATAGGGGCTTCTGTAGTCGTCGTAGCTAACGCTGTTCAACCTGCTACTGGGCTTGCATCTACTGGATCAGTAGGTGGAGTAACCGTAACAGGAACAGCTAATGTCGCTGTAACAGGAATAACAGCTACAGGCTCATCTGGAGCAGTTACTGTTATAGGTATAGCTAACGTAGCTCTAACAGGGCTATCTTGTACGGGACAGGTTGGTAATGCAGTCGCAGAAGCTGACTCAAACGTATACCTTATAGGTCTTTCTGCTACCGCAAGTGTTACACCGACTCAACTTCTTGTGTGGGGCGACCTTGATCCCAACCAGAATCCGAGTTACAATCCAATAAACCCAACCTCCTCACCATCGTGGGGTCAGGTTGCAGCATTCTAGGAATTAAAAAATGGCTAGTACATATGTCAACAATCTACGCCTTGAAGAAATCGGCACTGGTGAACAGTCTGGTACTTGGGGCGATACAACAAACACTAACTTAGAAATAATTGGTCAATCAGTTGCTTGGGGAACCAGAGCAATTGCAAACGCCTCCACGGACAATATTACGATTGCCGATGGTGCGTTAGACGCAGACAGGTGCCTTGGGCTAAAGCTCACAGGCGGCGGACAAGCTTGTACTGTCACACTTCTTCCAAATACGAGTTCTAAAACTTGGTTCATGTATAACGCAACGGCTGCTGCTTTGACTTTTACCTGCGGAAGTGGCGCTAATGTAATAATTCCTGCGGGTCAAACCAAAGTTATTGCAACAGATGGTCTAGGTTCAGGAGGCGTGGTTCACGATCTTCTTACTGCGGTTAATTTAGCTGGAACAACCACTGTTGATGACTTGATAGTTAGTGACGATCTAACAGTTACTGATGATATGACCGTTGGTGGAACGCTTGGTGTGACAGGAGTATTAACAGCAACATCCTTAGACATCTCAGGTGACATAGACGTAGACGGCACAACTAACCTAGACGTGGTAGATATCGACGGTGCTGTTGATATGGCCTCTACACTTACAGTTGCAGGAGTTCTTACAGGTGCTTCCTTAGACATCTCAGGAGACATAGACGTAGACGGCACAACTAACCTAGACGTAGTAGACGTAGACGGAGCAGCAAACTTTGCAGCAGACGTAACTATTGCAACTGGTGCAGATATTATTACTGCTTCAGCAGGTACATCCAACTTACGCCTTGGTGTCAACGCAGGTAACTCAATACAATCTGGCGGTAACTACAACGTGACTGTGGGCGATGAAGCAGGTACTGCAATTACTACGGCAGATAACAATACAGCCGTTGGGTATCGGGCAAGCTATAGTAGTACAACAGGTAATGATAACGTTACTGTTGGCATGGATGCTTTTTACAATGGCACGACAGGTAGTGATAGCGTTTTAATAGGCCATAGGGCTGGTTATAATCATTCTTCTGGTTCTAGTAATGTTGGCATAGGTTATGATGCCTTGCTCCAAAACACTACCGCAAGTAACAACACGGCAGTTGGGTCTTTGGCTCTTAAAGCAAACACCACAGGTGCAGGAAATGCTGCTTTTGGTTCAGAGGCACTTGCTACTAATATTTTAGGGAGTAATTCTACTGCTATTGGTAGAGAAGCTTTAAGGCAACAAAACTTTACATCATCTACAAATGCTGACAATACAGCAGTAGGTTATAGAGCAGGTCTATTAGTAACCACAGGCATACAAAATGCTCTAATAGGTACTCAGGCAGGTGATGCCTTAACTGATGCTGATTTTAACGTAGCTGTTGGTACTGTTGCATTAAGCAGTGACACTCTAGGTAGTAGAAGCACTGCCCTTGGTCATGCTACATTATTTAGTCAAAACTTTACGTCTGCTACAGATACTTATAACGTTGCAGTAGGTTACAATGCAGGTCAACAAGTAACCACAGGCATAAGAAACATCCTTATCGGTGGACTAGCGGGTGATGCCTTAACGGATGCTGACTTTAATATAGGTATTGGTCATCAAGCTATCACAGCAGATACACTAGGAAGTTTATCTACTGCTGTTGGTTATAGGGCGTTAGCTAACCAAAACTTTACTACAGCTACCGATAGTTACAACGTAGCAATTGGCGCTGATGCAGGTCTATCAGTAACCACAGGCAAAGAAAACACCTTAATCGGTGGTCGTGTAGGTGATGCTTTAACTGATGCTGATTTTAATACTGCTGTTGGACAAGAAGCTTTATCAACAGACACTCTAGGTAGCAGGAGTGTAGCAATCGGATGGGGAGCATTAAGAGTACAAAACTTTACGTCAGCTACTGACACATACAACGTAGCAGTGGGCAATCTTGCAGGAGCCGCAGTAACCACAGGCCTAAGAAACACTCTCATAGGTGGATTAGCTGGTGACGCATTAACTGATGCAGATAAAAACGTAGCACTTGGGTATAATTCTCTAAGCTCAGATACATTAGGTAGTAAATCTACAGCTATAGGTGATGGTGCTTTAGCAACTCAGAACTTTACGTCTGCTACCGATACTTTCAACGTAGCAATTGGCGCTAGTGCAGGTTTTTCAATCACCACGGGCATACAAAACACCCTCGTTGGTTCTAATGCAGGTGATGCTTTAACAGATGCAGACTATAATGTAGTATTAGGTACATCTGCTTTAACCTCAGATACTTTAGGTAGTCGGTCTATTGCGATTGGTTATAAGGCACTTGAAGCACAGAACTTTACGTCTGCTACCGATGCTTACAATGTGGCTATGGGTCATTTCGCAGGAGGAAGTGTAACCACAGGCGTACAGAATACCTTTATAGGTGGCCTTTCAGGTGACGCTACGACAACTGGTGGTACCAACACAGCAGTTGGGTACAACTCTTTAACTGCAAATACGACAGCAGCCAACAACACAGCCGTGGGTTTCGAATCAGGGTTTAGTACTACTACTGGCGCACAAAATACATTTTTTGGTCGTAAGGCTGGGCGAGGTAATACAACAGGAACAGAAAACACATTTGTTGGAAACTCTGCTGGTCGTGATGGTACTACTACAGGCTCTCACAATGTCGGAATAGGTACTGCATGTTTTAACGCTCTTACATCAGGAAGTAATAATATAGGTATAGGGCGGGATGCCTTGGGTGCAAACACCACCGCCAGCAACAATACAGCCGTTGGGTATCAGGCTGGTCTATCAGTAACAACAGGAACTGGAAACGTGGTTTTTGGTGCAGTCTCAGGTGGCTTAATTGCTGGGGGTAATAACAACACTGTTTTGGGATATAATGCTGGTGATGCTGTAACATCATCAGGCAATACTTTTGTAGGTAAAGAGTCTGGTGATGGTGTTGGAGGTGGAACTGATAATATATGTATAGGTCGTAACGCTACTCTTACTAGCGCTACCCAGAACAATGCTATAGCTATTGGAGTAGCAATGACTGCCAGTTCAGATGACTTTTCATTTGGTAAATCTGGTAATGTTGTAACAAACGACTTTGATGCAGATGCTAACTGGTCACGGTCATCCGATGAACGATTAAAGAAAAACATTGTAAATCAATCATTAGGTTTAGATTTTATTAATGATCTTAGGACTGTTAAATATAACTGGAAGGCAAGTAACGAACTCGACTCTACAGATGCTCAGTTAGCACATCTTTATAAAGAGGATGCGGCAGACAATGAGATGAATACAGATGTAGTAATGCACAACTTTATTGCTCAAGAAGTAAAAGCCGCATTAGACACAGCAGGGGTTTCTAACTTTGCTGGTTGGAAAGAAGACCAGAATGGAGTGCAACAAGTATCTCGTGAGATGTTTGTCATACCATTAGTCAAAGCACTACAAGAACTATCAGCAAAGAACGATGCTTTAGAAGCACGTATAACAACCCTAGAAGGATAAAGAATATGACAGACAGAACAGCGGCAGAATTAGCACAAGACTTCACAGCAATGGGTCACTCTATTGCACTCATCACAGACGTTATTGCAGGCAATGCAATGGCAGAAGATGTTGCGGCAGATCGCCAAGGTTGTGTTGATCGTAACACACAGCATCTTGAGCTAATGAAAGCTAAATCAGACTGGGGTAGTGAGTCTATGACTGCTACTACAAATGCAATCAGTGCTGGTAATGGTTACACGGCTTCCTAATGGGAATGGACGCGCTTTGGAATGTCCTACTAACCGCTGGGTTTGGTTTCATCATTTGGTGGGCTAAGACACAACACGATGAACTAAAGCGCGTCACCATACTTATTAATAGAACGCGAGAAGAACTCGCAAAAGAATATTCCACAAAAACCGATACCACTGCATCAATAGATCGTGTGATTAGTAGGCTAGACGCGCTAGATGGCAAAATGGATCGTATGTTGGAGCGAAAATGATACGGTTACTTATACTTGCATTTTTTATTGTATTTGGCAGTTTAGCTTTTGCCGATGATACAATCAGGACTGAGACTACAGTAATATCTGATGGTGAAATGGACACAACTATTAACAGTCCACCACCATCAGCTATATCACCGCAGATTAGCGCAAGTAACTCTGATTTGTGTACTGTTGGTGTAGCTGGTGCAGTTCAGACACAGATATTAGGCATATCGGCAGGTCGCACTGTACGTGATATGAATTGCGAAAAATTAAAAAACGCTAAAACCATGTATGATATGGGCATGAAGGTAGCTGCCGTATCTGTAATGTGTCAGGATGAACGTGTGTTTGACGCGATGATGAATGCTGGAACTCCCTGCCCCAAAGATGGATTGGTGGGAGATAAGGCTAGGTTAGCTTGGGAAATGCAAGCCGAAATCGACGAAATTGAATACGAACAAAACAACCCGATGAGGAAGCTGTTCAATGAAAACATTGAAACTAAAACAGGGCTTAGTGTTATTCTTGGCACTTTGGCCTTCTTACTCGCAATGTGATCCCTACAGTTATGGGGTATCAGGGAACGCGGCGTCCACAGCACTGAGCTGGAGTATGGGTTCTGTTCTGCCATCTATTCCCGGCTTAGATATAAACGGACTTCTATACAGATACACCGCAGTTAAAAACCCAGAAGATGACATGAAAGTTCACGTCCGTAATCTAAATGCAAAAGGTGACGGATACACGTTCAGTGAAACGGATGATTGGTCTGGAGTTCCCGGCAACACAATCGTTAAGTCTTTCCCTCTAGCTAACGTAGCAGCTTCTAAGTGGGGCAACGGTTCAATTGCTGTTGAAGGTAAAGGCAGTGTGTCAGACGCTTTTGTTATATATAGTTACCGAGTAGACGAGTGTTACGATGAACAGTCTAACCCTGCATGTCCGGGGTATGTCAAACCTATCCCTGTTATCCCCGTAGTAGAAATCTATGATGCGCTAGAAGATGAAGCAGTTTTGGGTGCTATAGACGAAGACACAGAATTTAAGTATGATGAAAATGGTGATCTTATACTTGAAGAAGAAATGGAAGAAAAAGAAACTAGGTTAGAGATGGGGTTAATTGCGTCTGCCAACGCTTTGACTTTATTTAAAGCGCAGGGACAATCTGATATTATTATGGCTATCAATCGACAAACAAACATTAATATGTATTATAATGCGTCTATTAACGGTGGCGCATATGAAGATGTTGCTGGATTGGTTGATTCTAAATTGCCTGATAATAAGAAAGCCTTGCGTAATAATTTGGCGCAACAAATTTTGCATGAGAAAATGGTTAATATGCAATACAACCAATGAGGTTTAATATGAAATATTTTATTGTGGTACTTTCGCTTTGTGCTTTTCCTGCACTAGCAAATGTAGAAATCACAGGCAGTGTAGAAGCTAAATGTGTTATCCAAACAAATAAATCAGGTGTTTACGGCAACCCGATTGCTAGTAAATTAAGCACAACACCTGCGGATGGTGGTGTACTACCTATCGTTCGATACGATGTTTCTATTGCTGATGCTTACACAGCTAATATAACACATCCCACAGCCTTCAGTTCTTCTCCTACACTTTCTGATACAGTTGCTTGGACTGGTAGTACAGCAGTTACACAGACATCTGTTGCGGGTATGTCAGCCTATAATGCAGCTAAAACAGTGGTAGGTAATAGCACTATATTCAATCTGACACTTGCAGGGTCAACGTGGTTCAGCACTGCTTCAAGTGCCATATACGGTTCAGCAAAACCGCTACCGGGGGGCACATACACGGCTGTTGTGTTGGCTAGTTGCATTGCGAAGTAGCATCATCATAGCATTTTTGCTCTGGGCAACAGCTCTATCTGGGCATGAGATGACACCTGCGTACCCTGTGGTAAAGCCTTCACACGTCAAGGATGTGGTTAAAGTGGAGATGTCTCTGTTTAATTCTAGGGAAGAAATCAAGTATTATCAAATTGAGTTGTTTGATTTAAATTGGACAAACATCCCCTTCTCTACAACGTACAGGATTATAAAGGTAGGTTACAAAGAACATAAAGCGTTTGATGTATACATCCGTAAATACGATTTACCCGAAGCGGTGTATCTCTGCACTACTTCGAAAGTTAAGAAGTCGTTAGTATCAAGCACACTTATTTCTTCTAGGATATGTTCACGGTTAGATGGAAAGCCTGCATGAGACTAGCTCTCGCTCTTTGTGCTATGGCTAGTTCTGCTGTTGCAGATAGTAGTTCGCTATCTTTATCCCTGCCAAATCCACCGATGAACTACCAATCAGACTCATTTTCGTCAGGCAACCTACGGTGCAGTAACGCAGTAGGCGGAGGCGTAAACCTTGAGTACGGTGTGACAGGGGTACTTTCTGGGTTGGATACAAGCAGTCGTGGTAAAGACATAGGCGTGTACGCTCGTATAGTTATTCCGTTGGACAAACCACGTTCACGTATAAATTGTGATGATCTTTATCAAATAGAATTAACTAAGCGTAGGTTAGAAGTACAGAAGCTACGAGACGAACTTGAAGCGTTAAAAAATCTACAACAAGCGGACGGTGAAATGGACTTTGAAAACTAATGGTGGATTTAACAACAGTTGGTGAACTTGAAGATCGTGAGTTTAAAGCTGGCGGTGTTAAGATGTCGTTTGGATCAATCATGGCTATACTCGCATTTATATCAAGCGTGGTTGGTGGGTTGTATGGTGGCTTTGTCCTATACCAAAAGATTGAGGCTGTCGCAGGGTTAGACCTTGGTGAATACCAACAGCAAATGGACGTGTCTGACGCTAAGATAAGTGGCATATCTGACAAAGTAGAAGAAAGTGTTGAATACACACGCGACATTAAAAATGGCCTAAAAGATGACATACTGCGCATTGAACAACAGACAGACCGCATCGAAGATATGGTTCGTGAGAGCGAAGACAAGATACGGGCAATGATTGATGCAGCAGAAGTTCGCTTTGAAAATCAGAGAGAACGTGTTAGAACGTCACAAAACTCCGATATGAAAGAATTAGAAGACAGACTAATGGGCAAATTACAAAGAGCTTTAGACAATCCTTTGGCAGATTAGGAGATCAAAATGACTACATTTGATGACATAGATAGAGATAAAAGCGGCTCAATTGAAAAAAGTGAGTGGGACGCTTTGTTACTTGACGACAAGCGAAGACAAATTGACGATGAAGACTCGAAGCGAGATCAGCAACGAAAGATGGTGTGGTTTGCTCTGGTTGGTATGCTTATATATCCATTTGCAATTATCATTACAGCTATAGCTGGCCTAACTGAAGCTACTGAGGGATTAAAATCTATTGCTGGTGTGTATTTTATATCTGTTAGTGCAATAGTAGGTGCGTTCTTTGGCTTTACTAATATTAAGAAAAAGGGTGATTCATAATGCTAGGTATTATTAATAGTGTAGCAGGATTAGCTACAGCATTTATTGACGGAAAGACTGTCGTAAAGAAAGCAGAAGCCGAAACTAAAATGAAGATAGCCACAGGTGAAATAGACTGGGACATCGAAGCTATGAAGGCTACACAGAATAGTTGGAAGGATGAGTGGATTACACTTTTGTTCAGTATTCCCCTTATTTTGGCGTTCTGTGGGGATTGGGGTAATGACATTGTGCAACGTGGTTTTGTGGCACTAGAAGTTATGCCTGATTGGTATCAGTATAGTCTTGGCGGTATAGTTAGTGCGAGCATTGGTATGCGTGGCGTAAGTAAATTCTTTGGAGGCAAAAAATGAGTGCAGAAAACTTTGATAAGTGCTTGAAAATGTTGTTAAAACACGAAGGGGGATTTGTAAATCATCCAGATGATCCCGGAGGTATCACAAATTTGGGAGTCACTAAAAAGGTGTACGACGAGTGGATTGGTCGTGAGTCTACGGAGCAAGAAATGCGTGACCTAACACCTGATGATGTTGGCCCGATATACAAGAAAAACTACTGGAATCGAGTTAAAGGAGATTCACTTTATTCTGGTTTGGATTGGGCCTGCTTTGATTGGGCCGTAAATTCCGGTTCAGGTAGACCTGCAAAAGCTGTGCAACGAGCAGTGGGCGCTACGCAAGACGGAGCCATTGGCCCCGCTACACTTGCATTGGTCATGGAAAAAGACCCTAAATTTATCATTGAGTATGTCCATGATGTACGTCAGGGATTTTACGAAAGTTTAGATACGTTTAAAACATTTGGACGTGGATGGACTAGGCGCAACAAGGAAACGTTAGAGCAATCTTTAAAAATGATATAAATTGTTCGGTTTATTTTTAAAAACTAAATAAAATTAACAATTGTTCGGCTTAAAGCTAACTCTAGCATAAGCCGAATTTTTGTGTATAATCCTTTCAACAGGAGTCTGCTGATGCCGTTACAAAAACTTCAATTTCGTCCGGGTGTAAACCGTGAAACTACGTCTTACAGCAACGAAGGCGGCTGGTTTGATATGGATAAAGTTAGATTTCGATTTGGATACCCTGAAAAAATTGGAGGATGGATTAAATCTTCTGCAAGTACATTCCTTGGAACGTGTCGCGCCTTGCACCCTTGGGTTGCTCTTGATGGAACTAATTATTTAGGTGTTGGAACTCATTTAAAATACTATATAAATCAGGGTGGTTCTTACAACGACATTACACCTATCCGATTAACAACATCTGCTGGTGATGTAACTTTTTCTGCAAACGCAAATACTCTTGCTGCTTCTGCAACCGCTATTCAAACTACTTTGACCTTAACGTCTAGTTCAGGCTTCCCAACTTCAGGTCGAGTTAAGATTAATAGTGAAATTATTACTTATGCAGCTTTAAATGGAAACAATCTTACTGGTTGTGTGCGTGGCGTAAACGATACAGCCGCTGCATCTCATTCTTCCAGTGCTGCTGTATTATGCGCAACTCTAATCGTAACAGATGCTGATCATGGTGCTCTTGAAAATGATTTTGTTACTTTTTCTGGGTCTGCAAGCCTTGGTGGAAACGTAACTGCGGCTATAGTAAACCAAGAATATCAAATTACAACTATTGTTAGCAGTAGCATCTATCAAGTCGAAGCTAGAATAGTTGAATCTATCAGCAGTATTACAGAATCTTATGGTTTAAATGAAACATTTGTTTTTGCAAGCACTTCTGATTCAGCTAGCGGCGGTAGTTCTGTTGTTGGAGCTTACCAGATAAACACTGGCCTTGATACAACTATTGTGGGTAACGGATGGAGCGCTGGTGGTTGGGGTAGAAGCACTTGGGGTTCTGCCGCTGATTTAACAGCATCTGGAGACACACTTAGAATTTGGTCACATGATAATTTTGGTGAAGACCTCGTTATTAATGTGCGAGATGGTGGACTGTTTTATTGGGATAAATCTGCAAACTCTGGAACTACATTTGGTCGTGCTGTCGATCTTTCTAGTATAACAGGGGCTAACAAAGCTCCAGTTATAGCAAAACAAGTTATTGTATCTGACATAGACCGTCACGTTATAGCATTTGGCTGTGATTCAGAAACTAATCCCGGAGTTCAAGACCCTTTATTAATTCGTTTTTCAGATCAAGAAAATGTTACAGAATGGCAATCACTTGCAACTAATACGGCTGGTGACTTGCGTATTGGTTCAGGCTCTAAGATTGTAACTGCTGTAGAAACTCGCCAGCAAGTCCTAGTGTTTACTGACGTTTCATTACACGCCATGCAATTTTTAGGCCCACCATTTACCTTTGGTATTAATTCTATTTCTGAAGGTATTACTATAGCAAGTCCGCTTGCTGCTATTGCCGTTGAGGACAACGTATTCTGGATGGGTGCTGAAGAGTTTTATGTTTATGGCGGAACAGTGCAACGACTTCCTTGTTCTGTTCGAGATTATGTCTTTTCAAATATTAACAGTAATCAACTTGAAAAAGTTACTGCTGGTGTAAATTCTGCATTCTCCGAAGTTACTTGGTTTTATCCTTCAGCATCTAGTGAAGAAAACGATAGCTATGTAACTTACAATTATGAGCAAAAGATATGGTATTATGGAACTATGTCACGCACTGTATGGTTGGATCGTGGTGTAAATGCAGACCCTATAGCGGCTGGTGATGACCACTTCCTATACTTACAAGAAGTTGGCTTTGATGATGGAAGCACAAGTCCTGCTACCGCTATATCTTCGTATATTGAAAGCAGTCAGATGGATTTAGGAGATGGCGAACAATTTGCCTTTATGCGCCGTTTAATTCCAGACATGACGTTTAGAAACTCTACGGCAGCAGTGCCTAGCGCAACTATGACGCTTAAAGTTAGAAACTTCCCCGGAGGTAATTATCTTGACTCAAATGCAAATTCTATAACAAAAACAGCAAGTGTGCCTATAGAACAATTTACAGAACAGGTATTTGTTCGGCTTAGAGGCAGATCATTTGCATTTAGAATTGAAAGTGAAGATACTGGGGTTGCATGGCGGTTAGGCTCTCCACGGGTTGACATTAGACCTGACGGGAGGCGTTAATGTCAAGAAATTTAGTCCTACCGTTCTTTCCTGTACCTCCAGAAGAGTACAGTAAAGAATATATGGCAGAAATAATGAGATCATTTACCGTGTATTTGACTCAAATGCAGAATCCCGGCGAAGGTCGTAATACAGGTTTAAACCTTACAAACCTGCAAACAGACGATCAAGGTTTAGCTCCGGGCGAATTGTTTAATTATAGAGACGCTTCTGGAATGATGGGGTATGTAAAGATTACATTGGCAGATACTTCTAATCTAAGAGGCAATACCGCAACAGGTGGAGTAGGAGCAACAACGGTGACAATAGCATGACTGATACAATTATTACAATGGAAGACGGCTCAAAATGGAAGCCTGCAATTAGCAAAGATACTGTTTGTTGCGCAAACTGTAAAAATGAGGTAGATACACCGGAAGAGATTGCGTCCTATCCGGATGGTAACTGTCCAGATTGCGGTGAAAGCTGGGTTGGGACGGAAGAAAGAAGCACAAGTATTCAAGTTACGGCCCCTGAAGGAATTTCTGGGTCAACGCTCTAGTATTTTGTTAAAACATTTGTTATCTTAAAGACATTAAACACGAGGTTGGTATAATGCAGAACATGGCTGGATATGGAAGAAACGGTGACACTACTATGGGACACCTAACTCCGGGTGAAACAATTGTTCCACAGCAGGTTCTTCAACAGAACCCACAAGTAGCTCGTGGCCTTGGTCGTGCGTTTACAGATTCAGGTGTTGATCCTAGTCGTTATGTTGTTGGATCAGGTCAAAACAGCATCAATCCTGTAACTGGTGAAAGAGAATTTTTTCTTGATAAAGTATTTGGCGCTATTATGGGAAACCCTTCAATATCAGGCGCTCTTGGAAATCTTGCACTGCGAAAAATACAAGGAAAAGATGTAGGTCTTCGTGATGCTTTATTAGGTGGACTAGCCGGTGGATTAGGCGGTGCTATGGCAAAAGGCGGAACAGGAATACCATTTTTAGATAACCTTGGCCAATCTGATATGGGAAATTTTATTAAAACAGGAACAAATGTTGGAGGCCGTGGTTCAGAAGTAGACGCGATTAAAGAAGCAGTAACAAAGGCAGCAGCTAATCAGTCAAAAAGAACCGAAGGTCTTTTAGGTATAGGTGAAATGTTTGGCTTTGATAACGTCGATAGCGGAATTGGCCGGTTTCTTAATACAAAAGCAGGCGAAGGCATAGTTTCTGGACTTGCATCTCAATTAGCGGATAGTTTGTTTAGCAAAGATGAAGACCCTGATCCATATGGAAGTATGGCTAGAGCTACAAGAGGAGCAGGTCAAGCACCTGTAACTCTTCGTCAACGTGCTCCACGCAGGCAAACAGATATTTTGTATAGAAACGAAGGCGGACCAGCTTATTTTCCTCGTAGAAATGGTGGAATAATGCCAAGCGAAGGTTCTGGGACTAAAGATGACGTACCTGCAATGCTGACTGCTGGTGAGTTTGTAATGACTCGTGATGCAGTTGAGGGTGCAGGTGGTATTAATAATATGTATAGCATGATGGATAAGTTCGAGAGGAAAGCCTAATGGTTGATGAAGTAACAAGCACCCAGATAAGACAACTTCCAGCTTATATGCAGGAATACGATGAGGCGTTGCTTCAGCGTATTTTTGGCTCTCCTGACGATGATGGCGTTCTAACAGGTGGACTAATTGATGATCCAAATTTGTTCGGAGTTCCTGATCAAGTTCAAGCTAGTGAAGACCCGCTTCAAAGTTCTGTATATGGAACATTTGACACTCAAGAAAAACGACAAGCATTTATGGATCGTGCTCAACCATATTTTATGGATGGAAACGGCATTGCTAGATATTTACCACAAGCATCTGCTAATTTTGATGCAGGTTCATCTACTATAGCAGATTCACTTGAAAATTATTTCCCTGATGCAAAAAATTATTTACAACAAGGTGTTGGCGGAGTTAATACAAAAGGTTTTTACGATACAGAACTTGCAGGCGCAAAATTACGAGCCGATCAATCAACACAATCTTTTAACGCACAAGACCGAGCGAATTCACTTCTTGGCGATGCTCGTAGCGCAATTCAAGGCGGTTTGGGTAGCTTTAACCCATCTTCTGCTGAATCATTTATGAACCCATACAAAGAACAAGTTATTGATGCTACTTTAAGCAAAATAGACCGTGAGGGCGCAAAACGGCGTCAAGGTGACGCTGCTACTGCAATTAGTAAAGGTGCGTTTGGTGGGTCACGTTCGGGTGTTCAAGCCGCTGAAACAGAAAGAGCTATTGAGGAAGCTAAACAGGCAACTATTTCTCAATTGATGTCTCAAGGTTACGATAAGTCTTTAGCTGGAGCGCAAGGTGCATATGAAAATGCGGCAAAGCGTGGCATAGCTGGTGGTCAGCAACTTGGATCAATTGCTTCAACTCAACTTGGTACGGAAGCAAAGAGCTTTGAAGGTGCTGAAGGTCGTTTACTTAAAGCGGCTGATATGTATCGTAGCATGGGTCTATCCAGTGCTGAAGCGCAAGCTCGTGCTGGTGAAGATGAAAGAAAACGTAATTTAGAAGCAGGTCGCCTTGTGGGTGGACTTGGATCAAGCATGGGTCAACTAGGTGGAGCACAAGCTAACATTGGCAAGGCATACGGACAGTTAGCAGGAACATCTGCTGATATTGGTCGAGTTTATGCAGGTCAAGCTCCACAAGACTTATCAACTATGTATGAACTTGGTGGAAAACAACGTCAGTACAATCAACAGTACAACGATTTTGCTCGCCAAAACCAATTGGCTAATACTCAGCAAGCTTTGGCACCTTACAGTTATGCACAAAATTTCTTAACGGGAGCACCTTCTGCATCAATGTATTCGCAATATAATTCGGCTCCAAGCCAAGCGCCTAATCCTTTCTTGCAAGGCGTTGGCGGTTATGCAACTTTTCAGGGTCTAAACTCTTCTAAATAAAAGGTAAATAATATGGCTGATCCTAGTGGTAGCGAAATTGCAAAAACATTAAAAACCTTATTCCAAACTGAAGGCCCAGAATCTGGTGGTACTTATTTTGAAGTGCCTTCTTTTCAAAGTAGTCCCGGAGGTAGATTAGACGCGTTTAAAGAAATTGGTGAAAGATTTTCTCCAGTAATTAAAGCAAACCCTAAAAAATCTGGAATATATCAAGGAATAGTTGATGATATTAATTCAAGAACAGCCGGAGCTGATGGTTTAGGTATATTTTTAGATGATCCTTTTAAGTCTAGCGAGTTAGGATTTGCTAAACGAGAAATACTAGATAACGCAGGTGCTGGAAGATTTGATGGAATTGGAAATTTAACTCAAAAAGAAGAACTTAGAAAAGATTCTCTTCGAATAGAAGATATGCCGAACAACTCTTCGGTTTTTGATGAATCTGGACTTGATCAAATAGCTGCAACATTAGCTGAAGCTCAACAACCTATCTTAGACGGCTCTGCATCAAGTGGCATTGAGGCGGCTGGTGAAGGGTTAAAAGCTTCATTGTTAGATAACTCTACATCAAAGGGTCCAGATGATGGATTTAGAGGTGGAGAACCTAAAGTATTAGGTTCACAAGAAAATTTAGATGATGGATTTTCTGCCGCTTGGCAAGATGCTCAATCAATTTTAGGAATTGATGCCTCTCCCAAAGAAAGTGAAAGCAAAAAAGATTCTCTTGAAAGATATAAAAAAGAATTTTCAGAAGCTACAGGAATAGATGTTAGTGGTAAGGTTGATAAAGGCAGAGCTTTAATGTCTTTTGGTTTAGCTCTTATGCAAAATAAAGCTGGTAAAGATTTTAATGTCAGTAAAATACTTAAAGAAACTGCTGTTGCGGGTGAAGAAGCGCTTCCTGCCTTAGACAAAGCAACTGCTAATGCTAAAGCAGGCCAGCTTGCAGCAGGTCAATACGCACTTGGTCAACAAAAGGCTGATGTTGCAGCAGAGCGTGCTGCAATATCATCTAGTGCAAAATTCAAAAACGATTTGTATTTAAAGTTTTATGATTCCTCTCTAAAGCGCGAAGAAAATCTTTTAGAAAGTAAGCTAACCATTCAAGAGCAAATGGCAGAAGCTGAAGCGGCAGGAAAAGATTTTACTAAAGTTGACGGTAGAACATATGCAGTAGGCCAAGGGTCTGCGGCTTCTTGGGAAGTAAAGTATGTATATGATAGCACAGACCCCAATGGAGGATTCCTATTAAAACCAGAGAATGCAATTAAAAAGCATATACAGGGACGAGAGGGAGTTACTGACGCGAGGGAATTGATTACTGGGTTAAAGGGAGCCGCCGCAGAAATAGCTGAAGGTGGAGGTAGTAAAGCTTTTGTATATGACAAACTTCTTTCTTTCGGAAAAGCGGTAATGCCTGCTAACTATTTAACTGGACAACCTACTAATGTTGAAGATTATGACAAAGGTGTAAAATCAATATTAGCTGAATTTAAAAGGTTTTTAACACAAGAAACAGGTAACGGAATTTCTGATAAAGATGTTGAAATGTGGACTAAAGATTTAATGGGGAATCAAACCATATTTTCAAACCTTGATGCGACTAATTTAGCTTTAGATAAATTAGATAGAATTTTTTACAAAAAAGAAAAAGAATTTGATGGCGCGTTAGAAGAATTACTTGACCCGACTAATCACGAAAAAAGCACTCGTGCTGAAATATTGAAAAAATTTGGAACTTACGATGACTTAAAAGGTCAAGGAGACCTTGTATTTGTTGACGGAAAAATTCAAAGGATAAAAAAATAATGGGAACTATTGAGTTAGAAATTGAACCCGGAAACTTTGTTCCTTTTGAAATAAAAGGTGAAGAGCCTACATATTCTGAAATGATGCAAGCTGAAAAACTTGTTCGTAAAAATGAAATGAACTCTCGTGAAAGCGGAATTTCTCCTAAAGGCTCAAGCCAATTTGACACTGAAACAGGAATTAAAGACTCATCTTTGCGCCGTCAATTAGGTGGAGCAGAAAATTATAAAGAAGAAGAAAATGTATTAGGTCGGTATGGATTTAGAGAAGGCGACTACATTCGTGATAGTAGTGGCAATCTTGCTTTAACACCGCAAGGCGCTTTACTGTTAGATATTGAAACTGATAAGCCAATTATGATTGATGAAAGTGGGTTTAGTTTAGCTGACTTGCAAGATTTTGTTGGAGAAGCTGGAGAAGAGATTGTTGGTGGTATTGCTGGTGCTATAGCTGGTCAAGCCATGATTCCTATTCCAATTCTTGGTGCAATGATTGGTGCTGGCATTGGTGCTGGTGGCGGTAAGTTTGTAGAAGAGGGCATAGAAACGCTAAGAGGAACGCAAGAAGAAAGCTTTCTTGATGTTAGCAAAGCCGCAGGTAAAGAAGCTTTAATAGCCGCCGCTGGTGAAGGTATATTCGCGGCAGTAGGTAAGGGGTTTGGAGCAGTTGCAGGGCGTGGTCGTGTTGGCAATAAGCTATCGGCTCAAGAAGCAAAAGACGCTGCCGAAGCTATAGAAGCAGGATTATTACCTTCAATGGATGCTATTGGCGCAAACTCAATTATTTCAAGACAGCAAGCAATTAGTGATAAAGTTTTAGGATCGACTGGTCGGTTGGTTAATAACAATAAAAGAATTATGGAAGACCTATCAAAATTAAGAGTTTTAGGAAGCAATGGAATTGTAGATGTAATTCAAACAGCAGATTTATTAACTAATGCAGTCAAAGCTGGAGACACAGCGCTATTAAACCAATCAAAGAAAACATCTTCTGATCTTTTGCGTCACATGGATGACATAGCTACTCAAATGGGTAAAGCCGCAGTTAAAGATGTCGATATAGATGCTGGAATACAAAAGTCTTTTAGTCAAGCGTTTAAAGAATTTGATACTCAAGCTAGAATACAGTATGAAAACATAGATAATCTTGTATCTAGCGCAACTGGTGATGCAAATATTTTTAAGACATCTGCGATAGTCAAAGACGCAGAAAGAGAACTTAATCAATTAGTGGCTGCTGGTGGTGGTAACTTAGGAAAAGTTCAAAATGCCTTGCAAGATATAATAAATCTAGGAGATAGTGCTTCTTTTGCGCAAATATACAAAGCAAGAAAATCTTTAAACGACACATGGATGGGCAACTATGGCTCTGACAGCGTTAGGTTTATGAAAGACAAGTTTCTTGGACAGCTAGATAGTCGCATTCAGCCCAAAGGTCTTGGAGCCGCTTTACGAAGCAATGCTGCTGGAAATCTTAATGAAACGCAAAAAAACTTAATGAAAGTTGCATCTAAACAATTAGTTCCAGCTAATAAATTCTTTAGAGAAGGAATGGAAAAGTTTGAGGCAGTATCTGAAGCGGCTAGTATGAAAGAACTCGCAAAAGCGGTTAAGTCTGGAAGCAAAGAAGCCAACCCAGCAGGTAAGTTTGGTGATCTAATCAGAAATGACAACGCAAGACTTTTAAAAGATACAAAAAGTGCTTTAGATAAATTTGCCCCTAACACTTACGAGCCTTTGCGAAAACGTGCTGCTGGTGAATGGCTAAGAAGAAATTTAAAAGAATCTGGAGTAGGTGAGGGTTCTAAAAAGAAGTTTAGCGGCAGCAGATTTAAAGATAAATTAGACAAGCTTGGCTCTACAGCCGATGAATTGTTCGGAAAAGAAGCAGCAGAAATAAAAAAACTTGCAGATCAACTAGATGCACTTTCTTTAACTAACGTAAATCAAAGTTTAATTAATGATTTTGCAAAATCTGGTGCTGATGATGCTGGAATAAGCTTGTTGCAAAAAGTTCAAACAGCTATGGACGAAGAAGCTTTATTTAAAAAGACTTCTGTAAATGCCAAACTTCGCACTGGCGTCCTTAGTGCAGAAGAAGCTGCTGATTTAATTTCAAGTCCCGCTATGCGTGGGCCTGATGTAAAAAAATTAATAAAATACTTTAATGACGATCCTGCTCAAATGGAAAATGTGCGAAGTTATTATATGAACAACCTCATTGGTGACTTTGAAGAAACTTTCTTAACAGACAAATCTGCATTTAAGCTTTTAGCTAAAAGATTTGATTCCGCTAAAAAAACAGGTACCTTAGATGAATTGTTTAGCGCAGATCAAGCTAAAGACATTTATAAATTTGGTAGAATTATGAATGTTCTTGGTAAGTCTGCTCAAGGTGGTGATCTTGTTGCAGCTAACATTGCGGCTAACCCTCTTCAAAATCTAGGAAGAATTGCAAGATTTTTTGTAATAGGTAAACTTCTTTCAAACGAAGCAATGTATAAATCATTCGCGGCTAAATATGGAAAAGAAGCTGCAAAAGTTAAAACTCCTGAAGGTAAGATGCAAGTGTTTTTAAGTATTATGAATCAAACTGCACAATCTTTTGCAAAACAAACTGGAGTTAGGGAGGCTTCAAATGTTGTATCTTCTACAAGAGATAACGCTTCTAATTTAATAAGTGATATTCAAAATGAAATAGTTTCTGAACCTACTACGCCATCAATAAGATCACAAGGTATAGAAATACCAGAAGTAACATCTTTAAATAGATCGTTTTACAATCCAGAAGCCGTTTCTCCTATGCAGACACCTTCAGTTAGAGATCGAGCAAGGCAAAGCCCTGCGGCGGCGGCTACTCTGTTAGGTGGTTTAGGTAGCGCTGATCTTCTTTAGTCTTCTAAGACAGAAGACAGTCCACCTAGACCAACTGTGCCATAGCTATTTGGAGCTTGACGCCTAGACTTGACACTAGCATTAATATGTTCGTATGTTTCGTCGATCATACGCGCAAGTTGTCGCCCAATAGCGCGATCTTCGCTTTCAGCAATGATAACAAGTTTATCATAAGCTTCAATAGAGACGCCTACGGATTTATACTTACCGGGGTTTGGCATGGAGGTTCCTTCCCATAAATGACTTTCCCTAATGTATATAATCCCAAGCGGCGTGGGTCAAGACCCAAATACGGAAACAAAAAAGTTATCATTCAGGGTATCAAGTTTGATTCTAAATGGGAAGGCGAACATTACCTTTACCTAAAGTCGCTTGAACGAGCTGGAACAATCAAAGACCTTGAGCTACAGGTGCGATTTAACTTGATGGTTAATGATCAGAAGATATGTGCCTACATCGCTGACTTCTGTTACAAGCGCGAAGATAAAGATGGCGTATGGCATGATATTGTTGACGATGCCAAGGGCGTTGAAACTCCTGAATTTAAGCTAAAAAAGAAGCTTATGAAAGCCTGTCTAGGCATTGATATTCTATTATCGAAAAAAAGTTCTTGACAGTATATCACACTGTATGCTTATAGTTGGGACTCTAGTAACAAGCAGAAAGGAAACGACATGAAAAGTCGCGAACTATTCGAACGTCGAGAGGAACTTAAATCAGTTATTAATCAACTGAAGGGTGAATTAAATGACGTTGAAAATAAATTGTCATGCACATATTTATCTCGTGCAAGAGATGCTTTGCATGAAGAAGGTAAAGACTTTGGTACGGCTCACATCTTAGATGGCAACCGTAAAATCAAAGCAGTTTTATCTAAAAAGATTTCATGGGATCAAGATGGACTGCGTAGAGCTTTAGGCGAATTGTCTGAAGAAGATGCACGACACTATGGCAAGATGACCTTTGCCGTTGAAGAGCGCAAGTTTACAGCAGCGCCACCAACAATCAAGAGAATTCTTGAAAATTGCCGAACAACAGAAGTTGGTCGTTTCACAGTAGAATTGGATAAATAAAATGGCTTTACAAATTATTACAGCCGATCAACGTATGGCAGAGACTAAAGGCCATAAGATCGTAGTGTGTGGTCAAAGTGGTGTAGGTAAAACTACACTAGCTCGCACACTTAACCCAGACAGAACTTTGTTTATGGATTTAGAGGCTGGTGACGCGGCTATTGAAGGACATCCTATTGATGTAGTTCGACCTAGAACATGGGCAGAATGTCGTGACTTAGCTTGCTTCTTAGGTGGACCAAATCCATCACTAGCAGAAGACCAGCCGTATAGTGAGTCTCACTACAACTATGTCGAGTCTATGTATGGTGACGGATCACAAGACGTGTGGAACAAATATGACACACTTTTTGTTGACTCAATAACTGTAGCAGGGCGATTGTGCTTTCAATGGTGCTTACAGCAACCAGAAGTACGTTCTGATCGCTCTGGAAAGTTAGATACTCGTGCAGCTTATGGCTTACATGGTCGTGAAATGATGTCGTGGCTAACCCACATACAGCATATTCGATCAAAAAATGTAATATTTGTTGGTATACTTGACGAGATTACAGACGAATATGGAAGAAAACAGTATGCCCTTCAAATAGAAGGTAGCAAAACTGGTAGAGAATTGCCCGGAATTGTAGACGAAGTAATCACAATGTCAATCTTGACAGGTGATCATGGACAGTACCGAGCATTCGTGTGTCAACCTTTGAATGAATGGGGCTACCCAGCTAAAGATCGTTCTGGTAGACTTGATACACTTGAAGAACCACACTTAGGTAAGCTCATTGAGAAAATGAGCAGTGGTGGTCCAAAAACAGACAAAGAATTAACCTTTGTCGATCCTGCAACACAAATCTCTAGCGAAGGAGAAGCATAATGCTTAATCTAAATAACGTCCCACAAGACGAAAACCCACAAAATCAAGAATTTACATTAATTCCAAAAGGAACTGTAGTTCGTGCTGTAGTCTTAGTTCAGGCTGGTGACATTGAAGTCCCTGAGTTTGGTCAAGGCCAATGGTTTAAGAAATCAGCAAGTACGTCTGCAAAGTGGATGAACCTTGAATTTACTATTATTGGTGGTGATTTTGATCGTCGCAAGTTCTGGCACAGCATCTTTGTAGATGGTGATAAGCTAGGAGCAAGCGGTATGCCTCTTGCAAAAGAAATCGGTCTTCGTACATTGAAGTCAATCGTAGAAAGCGCACGAAGCATTTTACCTACTGACATGTCACCGCAAGCACAACAAAATCGTAATATCTCTGGCATGTTCGACTTGAACGCATTAGAGATTTGTGCGAAAATTGGTGTTAAGAAAGGCACTAATGGCTATCCAGATAGCAATCAGCTAATGGTGGCACTAACGCCTGAAAACAGCGAATTTTTTACCCAAGGGAATATACCGGCACAACAAACACAACCGGTTAATCAGACTGCACAACAAACGGCTCCACAGCCAACTGGTGCAGTTCCTGCATGGGCGCAAAGTTAATCTAGCGGCAAGGCCAATCTGCGCCTGCTAGAACACGGACAGGGGGGCCGTGAGCCGCTAACCCCCCAACTATTCTAGCAAATAGGTTTTATTATGATATTACGTCCTTACCAAGAGGTAGCCGTTTCTGACGCGTGTAACGCATTAGATAAGCACGGAAATACCCTTGTCGTTGCTCCTACAGGAGCTGGCAAAACAATTATGCTTTCAGCTCTAGTTGGTCAACGCCACAATAAGGGCAAAAGAATTCTAGTCATGCAACATCGTGACGAGCTTGTTAGGCAGAACAAGCAAAAGTTTGAGAAGGTTAATCCTTACATCACGACAAGCATTGTCAATGGTACAATAAAGCACTGGGATGGCGAAGCTGTGTTCTCAATGGTTCAAACAATGTCGAGGAATAAAAACCTTAGAGATCGTCCTTTATTTGATATGATTGTTATTGACGAAGCACATCATGCGGCGGCTGACACTTATCGCAAGGTTATTGACGCGGTTCTTGAAGATAACGACAAAGCAGAGATTGTAGGATTTACAGCAACGCCAAATCGTGGCGATGGTAAAGCTTTGCGGTCTGTATTTAATAACTGCTCTCACCAAATTGAATTAGCTACTTTAATCCGTGAAGGCTTTTTAGTTCGTCCTAAATCATTCGTGATTGATCTTGGAGTAGGCGAACAACTTGAAAACGTTACTAAGCGTGGCAAAGAATATGACATGGAAGAGGTTGCGGCGATCATGGATCGTCAGGTTATTAATGATCGTATCGTACAAGAGTGGAAAGAGAAGGCAGGAGATCGCAAGACCGTTGTGTTTTGTTCTACTGTAGCGCACGCTGAACACGTATGCGAAGCTTTCCTAAACGCTGGAATTAAGGCAAATTTCGTAATTGGAGAAACACCAAAAGACGAACGAGCCGCGATGCTGCACGATCTTGAGTTTGGTGACACGCAGGTAATTGTGAATGTTATGGTGCTGACAGAAGGATTTGATGCTCCGCCTGTATCCTGTATAATTCTAACTAGACCATGCTCACAAAAAGGCACAATGGTGCAGATGATTGGGCGTGGTTTGCGCATTCTTGATCCTGAGTTATACCCAAATACGATTAAGACCGATTGCGTTGTCATGGACTTTGGCACATCTATACTTACTCATGGAGCTTTAGATGAAACTGCAAACCTAGATGGAAGACCCAAAGACCCGGACGCCGAAGCGCCAACAAAAAAATGTCCAGAATGTGATAGCGAAGTTCCTTTAAATATTCGCGTATGTCCAATCTGTGAATATGAGTTCCAAAATAAAATCAAAGAAGAATTAGATAGCTTCGTTATGACTGAGTATGACCTGATGCAGATGTCTCCGTTTATGTGGATTGATGCGTTTGGAAATGGAAACGCTATGATGGCTATGGGCTTCAGTGGGTTTACTTTGGTAGGTAATATCGGAGAATACTGGATAGCCATCGTCAAGGCTCAGAATGGGCGTCCTAGAGTGGTTTCTATCGGTGATAAAGTACAAGCTATGGCAGCAGGTGATGATTTTCTCCGTGAGATTGAAGATAGCAACGCGGCTAACAAAAGTAAGCGTTGGTTAAATCAAGCGGCTACTGACAAGCAAAAGGATCATTTGCGTAGAAACGGCGTACAAATTAGCGCGATTGATTTCTCTTGGACTAAGTATAAGGCAGGATGTTGTTTGAGCTACTATTGGAATAAACAAAAGATTGATAAGATAATTTTCGAAAGAATAAAGCTGATGGAGATACAAGATGAATAGAAGCGAAATACTAAACACAGCTAAATTATACGTCACAAAAGACCGCGCGTCTGATCATGGTGATATGGAAAGCAATTTTACTATGATTGCAGAATTATGGTCAATTTACTTAGGTGTAATTGTAAAGCCACATGACGTAGGTGTTATGATGAACCTCCTAAAAGTGGCACGCATTAAGTCTAACCCTAAACACTCTGACAACTGGGTGGATGGTGCAGGTTATATGGCATGTGGTGGTGAATTAGCCACACGGGAGTTATGATGCCAAGATTCGAAATGTATCTTATGCTTGCGCAGAAAAAAGAAGGTAACATTGAAACTTCTGAGTATGAAATAGTGTGCTGGGTCGATGACTCAAGCAACTTAAAAGAAATCCAATCAGTGGCTAATGAAGTGATTAATGATCACATAGAACGCG